AAAAAGAACGATGAACACTCCAAACTGGCAACACCACTCCAAGAAGGAGAGGAAACGAAAACTTAAACCGCAAGCTCTACGTGCTGCTAAAGAAAGGCGTAGACAGTTAATAAACCGTCTACAGACCGCCCACAAGAGGCGGTTTTTTAGTATAATAGGTGTATCAAACAAACAGATCCATGACAGTAAAGCACGAAATCAAATCACAGCTTGCTAAACTACTTGCTACAGAAGATCTGATAGTAGAGCATAAAAAAGTTGAAACTGCTCAGTTTAATGTACAAACAAGAGTTCTAACACTTCCTATGTGGGAGAAGGCAAGTAATAATGTTCTTGACTCTCTTGTTTGTCATGAGGTTGGACATGCCCTTTATACACCTAATTATGATTGGTCTAAGGATCGTAAGATAGGATTTGACTTTGTTAATATCGTAGAAGATGCCAGAATTGAAAAGTTAATGAAGCGTAGGTATGCTGGAATAGCTAAGACTTTCTATAATGGATACCTAGAATTACATGATAATGATTTCTTTGAAGTAGAAGGAAAGGATATTTCAGAGTTTAATCTTGCAGATAAGATTAATTTAAATATCAAGATTGGTAATTATGTGGATATTGATTTTACATTAGAAGAGCAAATATTTGTTGAGAGAGTAAACAGATGTGAGACTTTTGAAGAGGTTCTAGATGTTGCTGAAGATCTTTACAAGTATTGTAAAGGTGAGATTGAAGAAGATATAAAGGAACAGATAGCAGATGCAGAAGAGGAAGAGAGTATGGGTATGGATATGGAAGGAAGTGGATCTGGTATGGATTCTGATTCTGAAGATGGTGATCTTGAAGAGAGTGAAGGTGAAGAAGGAGATCAAATTGATATGGATTATCAGAAAACACAACCCGATCAACTAACTATTGAAGAACTACATCAACAACTTCAACATGCTGAGCCAAAAGTAGAAACTGCTGATTCACTTGCTAAGGGTATTGAAAGTCTTATTGAGCAAGGTGGTGTTGAAAATTTCTATATTGAAATACCAAAGATTGATTTGGATAAGGTTATAATTTCCAATAAAGCAATTCATAAAATATGTGCTGAAAATTGGGAAGGATATGAGGGTAAAACACCATATAGGTATGATGTAACAGAAGAAGAGATAGAGAACCTAACAGTATTTTCTGAAGTTGATCTTAAGTATAAGAAGTTTAAGAAGTCGGCACAGAAAGAAGTAAACTATCTGGTTAAAGAATTTGAATGTAAGAAAGCTGCCGATTCATATGCTCGTTCTACAGTATCAAGAACAGGTGTTCTCAATACATCCAAACTTCATACCTATAAGTATAGTGAAGATCTTTTCAAGAAAATAAATGTAATTCCTGATGGAAAGAATCATGGACTAGTATTCATTCTTGATTGGTCTGGTTCAATGGCAGATGTAATGGAAGATACTATCAAACAACTTTATAATTTGATATGGTTCTGTAGAAAGGTTTCTATTCCATTTGATGTATATGCCTTTACACAATGTTTTCCAAATCATGATGAAGAAGGTAGACCAAATGTTGAATCTTCTTATGAGCCAAGATCTGGATTGGCAGCATTAACAGAGAGTTTTTCTTTGATGAATCTATTTACTAGTAGTGTAAATGGAAAAGAATTGGAAGAGCAAATGATTAATATCTTTAGATGTGCTCAAACATTTGGTAGGAATTCATGGAATTATTATGGTGTTCCTATTGGAATGAATCTTTCAGGAACACCATTGAATGAAACACTTGTATGTCTTCACCAGATTCTTCCTAAGTTTAAGAGCGATCATCAATTACAAAAAGTTCAATGTGTAATCCTTACAGATGGTGAAGCACATCCAATAAAATATCATAGAGAAGTACAAAGACAATGGGAAGATGAACCTTTCTTGGGAACAAATTATGTTGGGTATAATACTTTCTTGAGAGATAGAAAGACTGGTAATACTTATAAGTTTGGGGAGCATTGGTCTACTATTACTGGCACTCTAATTAATAACCTAAGACATAACTTTCCTGATATGAATTTTGTTGGTATTCGTTTACTTGCCAATAGAGATGCTAGTTACTTTATCCGTCAGTATTGTGGATATGATGGTAAGGATTTTGAGAGAGCAACAAAATCTTGGAAGAAGACTAAAACCTTTAGTATAAAATCTTCTGGGTATGATAGTTACTTTGGAATGTCTGCTAATGCTTTATCATCTGATGATGAGTTTGAAGTTGACACTGGTGCTACAAAAACTCAAATTAAAAGAGCATTCTTTAAGAGTTTGAAAGGTAAAAAAATGAATAAAAAGATTCTTGGAGAATTTATAGAGTTGGTAGTATAAATAATACTACCTTAATTATAATATAATGCCAAGACTAACTCCTAAAGAGGCACAGGGTTTGATGAATGCGTATGCTGCTGTGTATGCTAAAAAAGAGGAACCAACTGAAGAACCTAAAGTAGAGGATACTCCTCCTGCTGAAGAATCTCCAGAAAATAAATAACTAAAAGAATTGAGTAAGAAAAATGAGTAAGTTTTCTGAGGCAGCTGGGTTGCCTACAACAACACATGAAACTGGAGTTGCTGGAACAACTGCTCCTCCTGTTACACCTGCACCAATTGTAGTAGAAGAAATTCCTCCTACACCTCCAGTGTATGAGAATCCTTTAGATGATATGCCTGTTGCTACAGCACCTGAAGTAACTGCTCCACCTGTGGATCCTGAAATACCAACTAATTTAAAGTGGATGTCAAAAATTAAGTTAGAAGAAATAGGTAGAACTCTTGGTATAGAGTTAGATAGAAGATTATCTCAACCAAAATTGGTAGAGCAATTAGAAGATCATATTGCTAGTCTTGACGGTTAAGACCAATTAACAAACTGGTACACAGGGGGTCGCAAGACCCCTTTTTTGCTTTATAATAGGTTCAACTAAATAAAGCACTATTATCATGGCATTTGAACTTAAAATGACCGAACAACAAGCAATTGATGGATTGAGAAGTACATATGGTGTAGAATTTACTGCTGCTGATCTTAAGGCATTTTGTGCTATGAATGATATTGGTTATGCAACTGTTTCTAAAAAGATACAGCAGTATAAAGTATCTAAAGGTAGATGGAATCTAGAAGTTACAACTAAAGCAGTTGAAGAGATTGAGAAAGCATATTCTGCTCCTGCAGTTACTTCTCGTGTAGATCAAGATCTTGTGCCAGTAAAGGACAATACCTTTATTAAGTTTGGTCCTTTTACTGATATAAAGAAAGTAATTCAATCAAAGCAATTTTATCCTACATTTGTTACTGGTTTATCTGGTAATGGTAAGACCTTTGGTGTAGAGCAAGCATGTGCTCAACTTGGTAGAGAACTTATTCGTGTAAACATTACTATTGAAACTGATGAGGATGATCTTATTGGCGGTTTCCGTCTTGTTAATGGCGAAACCGTATGGCACAATGGCCCAGTCATTGAAGCACTTGAAAGAGGAGCTATATTGCTCCTTGACGAGATCGACCTTGCCTCTAATAAGATTCTCTGCCTCCAGCCAATTCTTGAAGGAAATGGAATCTTCCTTAAAAAAATCGGGAGATTTGTCAATCCAAGAGAAGGATTCAACGTTGTCGCAACCGCAAATACTAAGGGCAAAGGTTCAGATGATGGACGATTCATTGGAACTAATGTGCTCAACGAAGCCTTTTTGGAGCGATTCCCTGTAACCTTTGAGCAAGAGTATCCACCTGTATCAGTAGAGAAAAAGATTCTTGGTGGTGTTGCTTCACGGTATAATGTAACTGATGTTAAATTCTTAGACAAACTTGTAGATTGGGGTGACATTATCCGCAAAACATTCTATGATGGTGGTATCGATGAGATCATTAGTACTCGTAGATTAGTTCACATTGTTCGTGCTTACAGTATCTTTAATGATAAAGTAAAGGCAATTCAAGTTTGTGTTAACAGATTTGATGATGAGACTAAGCAAGCATTCCTTGAACTCTATGATAAGGTAGATGCTGATTTCCAATTACCTATTGACGAAA